TGTTTATAATGTTGATGCAGAAGTTGGTCACCTACAATTAAAATGGCAAGGCACAACATCTGATGCCACAATTTTTGCATTAGGTGTTGGTGCTGGTGATACAAATCCACAATATCAATTACCTGCAATACCAAACAATGCTGTTGGTCCTACAGGTAACGTAACCATTACAACCGCTGGTACAACCGGTAATGCTGCCTACACATTAATTATCGAATTACACAAGAACAACCAATATTATAGTTCTGGCCAATTTACTGATCCAGCTGCATTTAACTATCCTCCTTATGGTGTAACACCGTAATGAGAGATTTTGTTTCTAAACTATTACAAGATAAAATAGTTGAAGCAAAAGAAGTTTTGAATCAACGCATACAAAACTTGGTTAACGAAAAATTAAACCAAGTTAAGATGCGTATTACAGCTGAGATGTATGATGATTTTGAAATTGAAGTTGAAGAAGAAGAACTATCTGAAGCCAATGTGCAAAAGATGGGAAGAACTAAACTTATTCGTGTAAGATTTCGTGCAGGAAAAGTTCAACGGAGAGTTAAGAAGTCGGCCGTACCAGGTTTTACAATTCGTGGTGGCAAGCTCGTAAGAATGTTACCACAAGAACGTAGGCGCCGCAAAATGGCGGCTCGGCGTTCCAAGTTTAAAAGGCGTTCTAAGTTAAGACAAGCGTTACGAAAAAGAACGATGACATTAAGAAAACGAAAAGCAATGGGGCTACAATGAAGTTAATAACAGAAGTCACCGAATCACTACAATATCTTGCTGAAGAAAAAGACGGCAAGAAAACTTTGTTCATCGAAGGTCCATTTCTCCAAGCAGAAGTGGTAAACCGCAATGGCCGCAAATATCTCAAAGAGACCATGGCCAAAGAAGTTCAAAGATACACCGAACAATATATTAATAAAAACCGTGCCTTTGGTGAGCTGGGTCATCCAGACACCCCATCTATCAATCTAGACAGAGTATCTCACATGGTCGTGGGTCTCCGCCAAGAAGGTAATGATTGGATAGGCAAAGCAAAAATTCTTGACACACCTATGGGAAACATAGTTAAGAGTCTTATCGAAGGTGGCGCACAAATTGGTGTGTCGTCCCGTGGTATGGGTTCTCTTAAATCTGTTAATGGCATCAACATAGTTCAAGATGATTTTCATCTAGCCACAGCGGCGGATATTGTAGCAGACCCCTCTGCTCCAAATGCTTTCGTACAAGGTATCATGGAAGGCAAAGAATGGGTGATGGTAAACGGTGTATGGACAGAACAACAATATACTCAGGCAAAGAAGGCAATTCAAGAAGCTTCTAAGGCTGATATAGAGAAAGTAAGTCTACGCATTTGGGAATCACTCGTCAAAAAACTTTAAATATAAATATCCAATATAAATCAAGGAGATTTTTAAAATGGGAAAATTTAATCTGTCCGAAGCCGCTAAAGACATTCTTTCGGGTAATGTTTCTGGTAAACAAAGTGGCCAAGATAAACCAGCCAAACTATCTGGCGATGTAGCATATGGCACCGGTGAAGTAGATGTTGGTCACACACCACTCAAGACAACCGATGCAATTCCTGACTACACAAAAGGTACACCAACAGCAACTGCTCCAGGTGCAAAACCACCTGTTGGTTCTGAGCCAATGAAGAAACTCAAAGGCCAGCCACAACAATCTGATGGTGTTGCAATCGAACAACCTGAAGGCAAGACTGGCAAAAACCAAATGCCTTTAAATAAAGGTTCTGTAGGTGTTCAACAATACGAAGAAACCGAATCTGACGAAGAAGTAGTGGCCGAAGAAAAAGAAGAAGGTCACGAAGATGAGGCTCAAGATAAGGCAATGATGAAAAAAATGAAAATGAAAGAAAAAATGAAGGAAGATATGGACGCTCTGTTTACAGGCGAAAATCTTTCTGAAGAATTTGTTTCTAAAGCAACTACCATTTTTGAAGCTGCCGTTATTGCTCGTGCTGAAGAAGTTATTGCTGAAGCCGAAACAGAATTGATGGATCAGTTTGAAGCCGCCATTGAAGAAGTTAAAGAAGATTTGGCTGCTAAGGTTGATGACTATCTCAACTACATGGTTGAAGAATGGGTCAAAGACAACGAAATCGCTATCGAAAAAGGTCTCCGTGCCGAAATCGTTGAAGATTTTATTACAGGTTTAAAAGGTTTGTTTGAAGAGCATTACATTGACATTCCTGCCGACAAGGTAGATGTTGTTGAAGAACTCACTTCTAAAGTTGAAGAACTTGAAGAAGCTTACAACGAACAAATCAAATCTGCCATTGAGATGAAGAAAGAACTCAATGAGCACAAAAAGTTTGAGGCTATTTACGCAGCTTGTGAAGGCCTTACGCAGACTCAAGTAGAAAAACTGAAGTCACTTGCAGAAGGTGTGGAGTTTACTACTGATGAAGAATTTGCTACCAAACTATCAACATTGAAAGAATCATATTTCAAAGCTGATGTTAAAGTTGCTGATTCATCTGCTTTAGACGAAGTATTAGTAGAAGAAGAAAAGAAAGAGAAAATAATCTCTGATGATCCTTCCATTAATATCTATGCAAAAACCATTTCACAAACTATGAAGTAAAATACAACAAAAAGGAATAAAAAATGTATTTGACAGAAGAACTACAAAAGAAATGGCAACCTGTTCTGGAGCATCCAGAATTAGAAGCCATCAAAGACCCATACAAGAAAGCTGTTACAGCACTTGTTTTGGAAAACCAACAACAAGCTATGCGTCAAGACCGCATTGCTTTGAACGAAGCTGATCCAGGTCCTACAAACGTAACTGGTGGTGTTCAAAACTTTGACCCAATCTTGATTTCTTTGGTTCGCCGTGCTCTACCAAATTTAATCGCTTATGACGTTGCTGGCGTTCAGCCAATGACTGGTCCTACCGGTTTGATTTTTGCAATGCGTGCTAAGTATGTTGACCAAACAGGTTCTGAAGCTTTCTATAACGAAGCTAATACAATGTTCTCTGGTAAAGGTTCTGCTGGTAACCCATACGGTTTCGCCGGTACAACTGCAACCGATACAGGTACAAACCCTGTTGTGTCCGCAACTTTGGCTGCTAACAGTTATACAACTGGTATTGCATTGCCAACAGCTACTGCTGAGTATCTTGGTTCTGACGGCAACACAGCATTTGCACAGATGGCATTCTCTATTGAGAAAGTTACTGTAACTGCTCAATCCCGTGCATTGAAAGCTGAGTATTCTTTAGAACTCGCACAAGACTTGAAAGCAATTCATGGTCTTGATGCTGAAACAGAATTGTCTAACATTCTGTCTACAGAAGTTCTCGCTGAAATCAACCGTGAAGTTATCCGTACCATCTATACTGTTGCCGTTCCAGGTGCTCAGTATGGTACAACAACAGCAGGTTTCTTTGACTTAGATACAGACTCTAACGGCCGTTGGTCAGTTGAGCGTTTCAAAGGTCTAATTTTCCAAATCGAGCGTGATGCTAACGTAATTGCTAAGCAAACTCGTAGAGGAAAAGGTAACGTGTTAATTGTTTCTTCTGACGTTGCTTCTGCTATGGCAATGGCTGGTGTTCTTCAGTATACACCTGCTCTCCAAGCTGACTTGCAAGTAGATGACACAGGCAACACATTTGCTGGTTTGTTACACGGTCGTATTAAGGTTTACATTGACCCATATTTTGGTGGTTACACAAGCAACCAAGAATTGGTCACCATCGGTTATAAGGGTTCTAGCCCATACGATGCTGGTCTGTTCTATTGCCCATACGTTCCTCTCCAAATGGTTCGTGCTGTAGACCAGTATACCTTCCAACCAAAGATTGGCTTCAAGACCCGTTACGGAATGGTATCAAACCCATTCGCAGAAGGTCTAGGCGCTGGTTCTGGTGGTTTGAATGCTCGCACAAACAAATACTATCGTATTTTTGGTGTGAAAAACTTGATGTAATCAAAAAGTCCTCGTTAAGAAGGACCTTTAAAGAGACCACTTCGGTGGTCTCTTTTTTTATGACCTAAATACTTGTATGAATGTATTAACTAGAACCCCCGAAAACACCAACTATCTACAACCTACAAAGTTTCTAATGACTTTCAGTAGGATACCTGACACGACATGGTTCTGCCAGTCGGTAAACATACCCGGAGTCAGCGTAGGACAGGCCCCAATCAACTTTCCAAGCGTGACTGTATACTCGCCTGGTAATCAGATATTATACAACAATTTCAGTATGAATTTTTTGGTAAACGAGAATGCTACATCATGGATTGAACTACACGATTGGTTTCGTTCCTTTGCATCACCAGACGGTACTGAAGAACGGAATTTAAAGACCGCTTTACAAAATCAATATAACAATATGTCAAGTAACAAACAACAATATTCTGATGCCACATTAACAGTATTAAGTGCTTTAAACAATCCAATACTTCGGGTAGAATTTACCAATATGTTTCCGGTATCTCTATCGGATATCTTCTTTGACACAAAACAATCAGCTGATGATATGATTACGGCTGATGCCACTTTCGTCTTTGACCAGTTTAAATTTTTACCAGTTTAAGTAACACAAAGTCTTGCCATTTAACACGGCTTGTGTTACAATATATAATTGGTGTTAAACTATTGAAAATATTATGGAAAATCTAGAACAAGTATTAAAGTATTGGGAAAAAGATGCAGAAATGGACCAGACGGAACCTGGTAAAGAACTGCTTCGTATTCCTATTCTACACAACAAATATCTCTCCATTTTAACTAAACACAAGATTGCGGCCAAAAAGGCTCACTTTGATTACTTGCGTTTGCGTAAAGTAAAGATTGATTATTATAATGGCAGATTAGACCAAGAAGAATTAGAAACTCGTGGTTGGCAACCATTTCAGTTTGTATTGAAATCGGATATTGGTGCCTACTTAGAAGGTGATGATGATTTGATTAAGATGTTAGAGAAAAAAGTATACCATGAAGAATGTGTATCAGTTTTGGAATCTGTGATGAATGAACTGAAACAAAGAACCTGGCAACTTAGAGATTTTATCTCTTGGGAAAAATTCATAGGAGGCCAATAGTGTCTTTTCTGGTTGCAAATGTACCTCCTGTTAAATGTTTTGTTCGTAAAGAGTTTCTTTATAACCATGAAAAAGGTCATGGTGAATTAGAACCTTGTGTATGGATTACTGCCAAGGCCATCAAAGGCCAGGCATTCCGTATTGAGTGTATGTTAACCGATTACGGTGCATTGTTTGATAAACTACCCATCTCTGCATATGTTTGGAAACCTGTAGATGATTATCTGCCGTTAGATAACCTACAAATATGGGATTGTCTATCATATGATATGGCGGTAATTGAGAAATCAAATCTACGAGGACTTAAAGTAAAATATTTTGGTAAAGACCGTGCATTTCATTTTGGTAAATACCTTTTCACAATTGACTTTGCTGCACCAGATTTTAATCGTATCGACACTAGTTTTTCAGAAGGTGTGCAAGAACATAAATCATATAATTTTATTCAATTAGACAATGGCCAATTTGCCTGTCAACCAAATAATCGTTGCCTGTGGTATGATGTATCACTGGTACCGCCCGTAGTTAAAACACCTGATTTTAAAATACCAACAGAAATCTATTCAGTAGAAAACATTTCTAAATGGAGTGTCGGTACACCAGATTCATGGTTCTATAAGTTTGATGAAAAAGAATGAATGATTTAACCATATCAAAAAAAGATGAGGTGTATGCCAAGATAACTTGTGAAAAACATATCACAAAAGAGTTATCGGAATACTTTACTTTTTTTGTTCCTGGTTACCAATTTGTTCCAGCCTATCGTAATAGAATTTGGGATGGAAAAATTCGGATGTTTAATTTACAAACGAAT